AAGCGAGGTCAGCATTATGGACTATCAATAATTATGACGAGCCAACATTAGAGAGACTACGGCAGTATGCGACAGCAAAATGTAAGTATATGGTCTTTGGTTATGAGGTTGCCCCCACAACAGGCACGCCTCATTTACAGGGATATATATCGTGGGATAATCCCCACAGTCTACGTAAATTCCAGAGCGATATTTCTGAGAAGAAATTCCATATAGAAGCGCCAAACGGGTCAGCACAGCAGAACCGTTTGTATTGTTTAAAGCTACGTCCAGGTGATACACCGAACGCCAAGTATGAGGAATATGGCCAAATTCCGAAGCAAGGTCAACGGACCGATTGGTGCGTAGCGATTCAACAAATAAAAGATAATATCCCAGTAGAGGAGGTGGTTGAATCTCAACCACAACTTCTCCCGGCAATCCGGTGTTTGGAGAACTACAAACAGAGACTCTTAAAGCCATTAAATCGTAATGTGAAAGTGATAGTGCTATGGGGAGATTCAGGCACAGGTAAATCAAAATGGGCATACGAGCAGTATCCTGATTTATATTCTAAGCCGCCGACAAAGTGGTTTGACGGTTATACCGGACAAAAGACACTGTTGTTAGATGATTTCTACGGCTATATACCCTATTCCGAGTTGCTCAACGTATTGGACAGGTATCCCTTTAACTGCGAAGTGAAAGGTTCATATGTTTGGGCACAGTGGGACACTGTGATAATAACTTCAAACAAGCCACCGAATAAGTGGTATCGCATGGGATTAACCCCGGCACTAAAAAGAAGATTACACGAAATCTTTTTCTACAGTATAGATGCCAGCCCGACCCTCTGGAACCCGGAAGAACAAGAGTGCGAGATCCTCGCAGACTCGTAAGGCTATGCCAAAGACGAAGAAGGCGTTAGCCAAAGTTGTAAAGGCGGTTGTGCGCCGTCAGGTGGAAACCAAGTATGTGGCCAATGATTTTGACTCGGCAGGAGCGCCCCATGGTGCGGTCTGGTATCCCGGTGGTTCACCCACAACAGTGGCAGATTTCCATCCTGCAATTCCTCAACTTGGACAGGGCATTGGAGAGTTTCAGCGTATCGGTGATAAAGTATCTCCGGTAGGCATGAAGACAACGCTAAACTTCGGATTTAATCCCGCGGATTTGAGTGGTAATGAGTTGATTGTTTCGGTTTATTATGGAGTGTACAAGTCTGGCAAGACTTGGGCTAACGCAAACCCGGCTAACTCCATCTCAATATTAAATCTTGGGACTGGAGTCAACGCAAGCCCTACCACGACTCGCAGCTCTCTGATGTATCCAATTGATACACAGTTGGTAACGATGAAGAGAAAGGTATTTAAGCTTTCTAAGACCCCGGGTCTATTATCAGCGACAGCGATGGGTGATGTATCTACTAGTTTAGGACAATCACAAAAATCCGTTACATTAAAATTTAGAGCTCCGAAATCCTTGAAATACAACTTAGATACTGACCTTTATCCTCAGAACTATGCGCCCGGCTATTACATAACATTCTGTAATGCCGACGGATCTATTATAGATCCGCATTATGCAGATGCGCTGGTAAATGTCACGTCTCGTAATCATATGTGGTATAAAGATGCTTAATAAGGGGGCTCCCAGGGGGGGGGCGGCGCGGGAACCTGATGATACGTAGTCTAATCAGGGCCGCCCGAGGCCAAGGGGCTTTAGCCCCGACAGGCCGAGGCAATAGACTTTGAGTAGGTCCCTTGGAACGGATCCAATTCTACATGGAGAGAAGAAGCCAGGGGCGGCCCTGATTAGACTACGTATCATCAGGTTCCCGCGCCGCCCCAGATTCTTATCTCCGCCATAGGTATAGTATTACCCTATGGCGACTTCCGTTCCAGACGATCCAGGCGAATTGGGAAAAGCGAGGTCAGCATTATGGACTATCAATAATTATGACGAGCCAACATTAGAGAGACTACGGCAGTATGCGACAGCAAAATGTAAGTATATGGTCTTTGGTTATGAGGTTGCCCCCACAAC